CTTCTTTCTGTTCACCAGTTTTTGTATTCACTATTGGATACGTTGGCATTGTTATAAATTCAAGATATTGTTATTTAGATTCGTTAATCAATTCTGATCGAAGGTTGAAGTGCTTGAATTTCTTCACATTTGCAATCATCACTATAGCATTTCCATTCAAGTGCTTCTGCAACAATTGGAAATGTGCAAATAAAAATTCTTTTACACGCTTTTGCAATATCCATATGTTCTTTTTGAGTTCCGTTTTTTTCACGAAGATTGATATAATGAATCCAACTACGACAAGATCCCGTCATATAGATGCGTGTAGGCGTTGCCAGGGGCAATACAAACCTTGCACACTCTTTTGCTACCCCCGCTTCCAACATTCGCTTGTAGAGGTTGTTAGAGTGCTCAAAGAGTTCAGCAATCTCTGCCTGAAATTTGAGTTTTACATAGTCACCAAGATCATCCGTAGAGTTCTGACGGTTTTTGGTATCCTGTCGGCGCAGGTCGGGCACAGGAATGTGATCAGTAATCAGATTAGTATCTGCATATCGTTGCGAAAATTCCTGGAATGTGAAGCTTCTATGGCGAAGAATTTGCGCCGCGATACCACGATTGGTTTCAATCTCAAGAGTCATAAATGCTTGCTCAAACACACTCCAGTGATTGTGCTTGATACAATACGCAAGAAGTTTTGCGTAATTCTCATTAGTCTGATTTTTTGGATTCGATACTCTCGCAACATATGCCATTGTTTTCTCGGCATCAGGAGTTACGCTAATTAGTTTTACACTCATTTCTTTCCAAATCCTTTCGATGTTTGCTCTTCTAATTCTTTAATTTGTTCTTTCACAGCACGGAGTTGTGCTTTCATTTCTTGAATTTTGTCATCAGTATAAAGATGATCTTGTTTGATTAACCTTTCAAGAAGTTTTACAAGTTGCTTTGCTCTTGATGTTTCAGTCATCTAAATCAGAATCCTCAAATATTTCGTCGTAATCTAAGATTGGTCTTTTTCTCACATCTGGTTCTGTATATGAGTAGGCAGAAACATCAGAGTATACTTCTGCTTTCAGAGAATCAACCAACAGTTCAAGATTACGGACGATAAGTTTTAGTTTTTCTTTGTCCATAAGATACCATTCTCTCAACTCATTTTACACAAAAAAAGAGGGGTAGTCAACCCCCCCTGTTATAAATTGGTTCAATAGATAGAATATCTTCAAACCATTCTCGTAAATGTATTCGGTAGCAAGACCAATACTTACATCCCCTATAAGTTAGAAGATAGCAAGCAGGTGGTCTGCTTTCCTTATCCATGTCATCATGATGATAGACATAGTGTTGCATTTACTTACTCAGTAAGATAACTTCAATATATATCAAAAAAATGAACGCTGTTGATGCACCTGCAATAGCTGCAATCATGGCAATCACTTTCCTGCTCCTGCATTTGCAAGTAATGCTTGGTGACGGCGTTGCTCTTTTTCAATTTGTTCTTTAATCAATTGAAGAACATTGAGTTTCTTCATCACTTTTCCTCCTTTACAAACTTAACACCACGATAGGTTTCGTTGTATGCTTGAGGTTGTTGCTGTTGTTGTGCCTGTTCTTGGCGACGAACTTCGGTGTCATATGCGACACCACGATATACTACACGGCTCATTGGTTTTGCTCCTTAGAAATGAGAGGTTTAATTCCCGTTCCTTCAGGCGGCGTTTCCGTTCGCTATTTGCAAATAGCGAATGAACGAATTTGCGTTCCGCGTCGTCTTACTTGCGTCCAGATTTTCTGGATGAACGATAAGAGTATTATACTCTCTTCGACCATATTTATCAACTATGCATTGTATAATGTGATACAGTTTTGGAAAATCTTAATAAGATAAATTTTTGCCGGAAATTTTTTACCCGATTTGACAAATCACTTCCGCTTTTTGGTTTTAGGTGCCTGATAACCCCAAGTTTTTGGATTGAGTGTGCCAAATCCAAACTCAATACTCTTCAAGTTTTCACGAAACTTATCCCAATACATATCAAATAATTTAATTTTAGCTCCTCTTGTGAGATCAAAACAAATCTTGCCATCTACAAGATACTTGATAATATAAGCATCTCTTGGAGATTCCTTAGTGCATACCTCTTCATATGAACCATTTTCAACAATGATATCACAACCATAGCGTGACTTACAGGTTTCTTTTTCTGCTGGTGTCCAGGAATCCATATGCTTTTCTTTGTTTTGTTCCTTTTCAATTACATTACCAAGTTTACTCACGAACGACCCCCCCATTGAATATTGGGGTATGCTTGACTTACAATTTCCTTGGTAATCTTATATTTTGTTTGTAATTTTTTATCTTTTACAAGACATAAAATCTCAGCTTCAAGTGGATGAAGTCCTTGAAGCATATTGATAAACATAGTTTCTCTACGAAGAGAACTTAATCCATCATTACCACCTTTAACGAAATTATAAAATTTTTGATATTCTTTACGAATTGATGATCTTCCTTGATCTTGAGATCCTAATGAACTAGAACCAAGTTCTTCCATTTTAGAAACAGCATCAGTAATTTTTTCACTAACTGTTCCACTAAAAGAATTCTGATCTCCAACACTTGCGTATGGAACATCACCTTCTGGGATTACTGAAATAATACTTTCATCAAAATTCCAAACAAATAATGTTTGAATAGATGGGTGAGAGTACTTTTGAAGTACTTCCACTTTCTTGGCATTACTTTTTTGTTTTGATGCTAAATTAAAAACTTCAAACGCAAATGGATTTGCTGGTAGTTCAATATTTGTCGAAGTTCTTGTAGTCGTTTTAGGTTTCGTCGTCGTCTTCTTCTGTGTCGTTGTAGTCATAATAGTTTTCAAAATTAAATGCAATTACCTCATCTGGAATTAAATTTCCTTGTCCATCAAACATTTCGGGGTGAGGTCTTGGGATTTCCCGATAATTCATCATATATTCTCTAGCAACCCATCCACCTATAAGTCCCACTATAAGAAATAAAATTGTTAAAAATGAACCGAATACTAGACTAATTGCTAACATTTTTTTCTCCGGGAAACTACTACTTTTTCCTGATTTTAAAGGAAAATTCAAAATAAATGGTTACTTCCCGTCTTAGAAAGCAAACCATCTTTTCAAAGATGATGTGGAAAGGATAAGTTTGCTTTCGTTTACCTCCATTAAGAATAAGTTCAACACCCCGATTGATCTCTGGGTTCTTATTTTTATTTATAGTATCATCAAACGATTTGCTGTTCTTTGAGGAATTTGATCGTGTCAACACACCCTCCCAATTTTTTAGTATCACAAATTACTTGTGGAAATGTAGATCCTTGACCAAATTCAGAGTAAAACTCTTCCTTAGTGAAATCTTGATCTAAAATGTAAACAACATGCTTACACTCTGTTAATTCTAGCACTTGTTTTACTTTTGTGCAATATGGACAATTTTCTTTTGAATAAACTGTAAAATTCATACTTAACTTAACGATTTTTAATATATATCATAAATTCGCAGGAATAATTATCAATAAAATTATTATCAAATATTTTATCCTTTATTAGAATTATCATATTCAATATCATTCACTCCCATTTTTTTAAGATTATCTATTATAGACCATCTATCCCCCTCATTCAAGTTATGGATGTTCAACATTTCAAAAAATATTGATTTTGATTCTTCAACTTTTCCCCACCACCATCCAGAAATCGCTTTTTGGAAAAGTAACCCATACTTTCCAGGGTATTCAACATCTGTTCTTAATGGTGAAAGATCAAAATCACAATTTAACAGACAAAGTTCGGAAGTTGAATAACAGTCTTGCCACCATTCGTTTTTAGCAGCATATCTTGCTAAAAGATAGTATGCTTCTGGACGATTTGGTAAGAACATCTGCGCTTGCCACAACATTCCCCGTCCACTTCCATCTCTTGTACCCTGTTTAAAATAACAAGATGATCCCCTTATCAAGGCCTCATATGCAAGATCAGGATCTAATTCAAAACCCCGTTCTGCACATCTTAGAAAATATGAAAGAGCTGGAGCAGTGTGTCCTTGAGTTTCATACCACAAACCTAAGTTAAAATTGTGCTCTGGATTTTCAGTATCCAGAGAATATAGTTCTAAAAGTTTCTCAAGTTCCGTCTTTTCAACAACCACTATTTCAGATTTTAAAACTTGTTTTTTAGATTTCCACATATTTAAAACTATATCATATGCAATTATATGATTATTTTTTTGTCCCCCCTTTACATCATCATCTTGATTTTCAAAGGTTGATTTAAAACTTACATTTTCAACAAACAAAGGAATCGTATATGTATTAACAAATGAAAAAATTATATTTTCAATTAAGGGCATTATTTCTTTATTGGGAACTTCTAAAGAATAAACATCTTCAAAAATATAAGAGTCTATTATTTTCTTTGCTCCATTTCTAGTCAATATATAAGCAGTTGCCCCCCAATCATCCCAATATCTTGATCTCATTTCAAAAGTATCATAATGATTGCGTATTGTGAGAAGTTGCACACACTCTGCATCATCAGGGATTTTTTCAATGAACTCATTCCAAGTAAAATCCCAGTAATCTATCGTTTCCAAACTTAAATCATCTTCACAGAAAAATGCATATTCTTCGTCAGTATTATTATACCACTCTTTAATCATTTTTAAATGTGATACACAACATCCTTTTGTACCATCATTTAAAGTGTGTAGATATTTTCCAACTACTTTATCATTAGACTCAGAATAACGCTTTGATATTAAAAATATCGGTTCTATACCATAATTATTAAATTGGGAAGTAAGTTCATGTCTTCTTTCTTGACACTCTTCGAGACTTACACAATAGACAGATGGAAATTCATCTATAATATTATTCGTCTTATCTTCAATTTCTACTGCATAATAATTTTGATCATTCAGTTGCGTAATATTCCAATGACTTTTTGGTTCTATGTAATAATTGGTTATTTTTGAAAATCTATCTTTATTTACATTGACATGTTTTTCTGAAAGTGCATACTCAACTTGCCATTCTAATTCGTCACCATCATATGCTGAAGATAAATTTTCTCTAATTTTTTGTTCATATTCATCTTGACTTTCAAATCCTTTAAAATTTTCTGTTCTTTTTTTATCTGGATGTGGTAAATGAATGAAATAAAAATCCATTTCTAAGCATCTTTTTTTCAATCCATATAATTCCAATCTATTACAAATTTCTTCATCCTCAAAGGCATAACAGTCACCAAAATTTTCATTATACCCACCAACTACATCAAAATGTTCTTTCTTAACAAAAAGAATTCCAACTAAGTATCTAAAAATAGGTGAGTATGCATAAACATATTTTTTACGATTTTCTGAGGTAAAAAAATAACTATTATCTACATAATACTCTTTGGTATTTTCATCATAATATTCCGGATTACTAAAATTTAAACTTCCACAAGTAAATTCATCATCTTTCGGAAAATACTTTTTTATACCATTATAGTATGAATTAAATATATGATCTGCATCAACTTTTATAATATAATCTCCTGTTGCAATTTTTGCAGCAAGATTTAATGGCTTAGGTTGATTAAAATATTGCTTATCAGAAACACGTATTACTTTTATCCTAGGATCTATTTCTGTCAGATAATTTATTGGATCATCAGAATTCCAATCAGTTATAATAATTTCGTGAATTTCTTCAAAATTTAACCAAGACATCAAAGATATTTTGAGAGCATCAACTCTATTTTTACATGCAGTTATTAATGAAATTTTCATAAGATTTTTTATTCAATAACTTATATAGTAATCCAATCAGAACGGTATAAATCTTTAGTATTGTAATCTTTAAATTTTCCTGTTGGAGAAAACCACTGTTTAGGTGCAATTGTTTTTTTACTCTTTGCTAACCAGGATCCCCACCAACTAAAAGTGCTATTTGCAATAATATGATAAGTACATAAACTCATTAAACACAAATCAGAATAAGGATTTTCAAAAGACATTACAAAAAAATTATTTGAATTAAAATGATTTTTACACCATTCAGGATCATCACTTATTACTAACACGGGAATATCTTTAGGAAAATATTCTAATGCTTTCATATAATAATCAATAGTAAGAACATCAAAGTTTACCTCACTAATATAATCAGTTCTTCTCACATGCAAAGATATAACTTCAACATTATAAAACATACTATTCATATAATGAATGACTGAATCATATATTTCTTTACGGAATGAAAAATCTTTTCTAATTTCACTTTCAATATTTTCGAAATATTTTTCACTCTGAAAAAATCCATCTAAATTAATATCATCTGGACAATTATTAAATAGATTTTCATCAAATTCATATTTTTCCTCTAAAATATCATTTTCAAATTCATTTGTATAAGTAATTGGTATATTAAAACATTCTTTTAATTCACAATTTCTTTGAGGTATTGAATACCAATATCCTTTGTTTCTAGATATTCCTTTTAAAGATGCATACTGAAACATTTGATTACCCAAACGTCCTTTATATCCAAGATTTTTAAATGAGATCATAATCAATTATTAAATAATTTTTGTATTTCTTTTGCGTTTCTCATATTTTACACCAATCTATAATTTCTGAGGGTTGTTATTATCTTCTGTTATAAAAATTATTTGATTATTCATTTTTAAAAATATACTCCTTTACAAACTCTTTATTCACTCTCAAAAGATACGCCGCATTATCTTGAAAACCGAAGGTAATCAAATAATCATCATTATATTCACACATACCAACAGCAAATTCTACTTCTGCTTCCAAAAAAGAAAATCTTTTTGATACTTTTACAATATTCCAATCTTTATCCCAAACTATAAATCGATGTCGATAAGTCCCGTCTTTTCTTCCAGCTGGACTTTTAAATAAAAATGTTTCATGATTTAGTGCAAATCGATGTTCACCAAATGGAATTACTTGAGATCCACCACGAAGATCAATACATCCCAAATCTTTCCAATCTCTTAGTGCAACTTGTGTTGTTTGACCAGTGTGAATGTCATACTTCACAACTTCAGTACCGTTTGTCCATTTCACAAAATGATATGGCATGTCAAGAATTGGCATCCAATTTTTTTCACAATAAGAGTTATTATCCCCAGGAGTTGGAATACGATGTTGACTCAATTCTTTAACCTGCCCATTGTCAATTTCAACTTCACAAAGTTCCATTCTACCAGTACCAATAGTATCAAGATCTCTGCGAACACCACAAGTATAAAGTTTTCCTTCCCATCTAAAAATACGAGCATCTTCAAGTCCAACAAATTCCCACAATTCCTTATCAGGGTGTTTAGATGTATCAATATGGGTATGCCATTTGATTCTCATATTTTCGTCAAGTTCACCAATTACATTCCAAGTGCGAAGGCGTAAATCATTTTCTGGGTGAATATAAACTAATGGCCCCCAATGATGTTCAAACTTTTTCTTTTCCGAATGATAAAGGGTATAATTAATATTTCTAAGATTTACAATTAATTTACCATTGTCATTGTAAATGGACGGGTTTGTGATTGCTGGTCCTTTTAGATCAGTCGAAGGGATAATAAGGGGATGGATAGATCCTCCATTTTCCAAAGCAAGTTTTACAAAATTTTCAGACATGTCTTAAATAAAAAATCCTATAGGATATTTGTTATCTATACTAGCACAACTATTCAAATTTTTCAACAAATAAATATCAAAATAATGTTATAATTTTATGAATGAATTTATTTCCAAAGGTTGGTATTATATTCCTAATATAATTACAAAAGAAGAAGCAATACAAATTAAATATAAAAATTTAATGGGTGCTATAGGAGATCTTGGTAGTTTACAAACTCACTATGACCCAGAAAGAGGTAATGTATTAACCTGCTATGCTCCACCAGCATGTGCTTTTGTAATGAAAAGAATGCAACCAGTTCTTGAAGAACTTTTAGGAGAAGAACTTATTCCATCTTATTGGTTTTCTACAACATATCATAATAAAGGATGGATGAATTGCCATACTGATAGACCATCTTGTGAAATATCCGTAACAATGAATATTTGTGGTGATGCTGCTTGGCCTATTAAACTTAAAGATTTAGAAGGAAACAAACAATCTGTAGTTACACCTATAGGATGTGGACTTGCTTATCTTGGAATGAAGGTTCCCCATTGGAGAAGTCCATTGAGAACTCATCCAAATGACAGATTTATGCAACTCTTTTTACACTTTGTAAGAAAAAATGGTTCTTGTGCAGAATATGCATATGATAAAAATCAAAAGTGTTATGAATTATTGAACAGGTGATTCTTCTTCTGGAAGTGGTGAAAGAGGATCATTAATCATATTAATATTTCTTACTTGATCAAATGAATTTGTTAGTTTCATCAACTCTTTATTGTTTTGTAAACTAACTGGAAGTGATGGATATGAGGTTGGAAAAGTATCAGAATTTGGAAGTGTCCTTAATTCTTGCCTCCAAATTTTAAAATCTTCATCTAAGGTATTTCCTTGCTCTAATTCTTTTGTCACCATCCAATCAGTAAGTTCAAGCATTTTATCACGATTGACTCTAAGAATGTCATATCTCTTTTCTTTTTGACGATTATCAAAAAAAGTTATTTCATTATCCCATTGCTCTTGAGTCAGTATTGAAAGACCTTCAGATTCTTCAAGAACATAAGGTTCTCTATAAACTATATCATAAACTGTTACTATTTGAAAATCTCCAGTTGGTTGACCAGGAGATTCTGGATTTATAATTTCTTCTTTAACTTCTCTTTCAGTAGTACTTATAATAGTAATATTTGAATTATTTTGATAATCTTTTAATTCATTACTACCTACTGTAATCTTATATTCGAAATATTCTGGAACATATGATAAGAAAAATGGAATGTCATTTTGATCTATTAACTGATATTGAGTTTCCAACCCCTTAATATTTGGCATCATCAAACCAAAACGAGTGTCTGTTGCCCATGCACCAGTATCACGATTGATCCAATAATGCTTGACTAATTGAGACATGTTTTTAATAAACTTCTATACCATATTTATCGGCAATCTCTTTATCAACCTCATCCTTTGTCTTGAATCCTTTGACTCTCATCCAAGTTACGAGAGTATAACGATTGCCAGAAATAACAGGTTCTACCATATGCGTATACCATCTTGATGAAGGAAAACAAACTAAAAGTCCTGGTTCTGGTTTAATCTTAATTCTTAAATCTGGGAAAGAAAAATATCCACCTTCAAAATCATCATTCAGGAAAAGAACGGTAGAGAGGTCTCTGTCTATTGTCTTCTTCCATACTTGTGTTCCATCAGGATTCGTCCATAAACCTTCTCCATCATTATGAGGTTTATAGTGTCCTCCTGGACTATAGCAAAGTAATTGTGGTTCTTCACTATCTCTTACTTCAAATCCATAAAAAGGATTAATGACATTTTTTACTACATTATCAAGTAAATCTTTAACTTGAGGAAAGACCGGAATTAAGTCAGCACACTCTACATCTCTCACTGACTTATCTATTTTTGATTCTCTTTGTCTCGTTTTATCACTTTTTTCAGCATCAAAAACAGACATTCTCTCTTTGTGAGATTGTCTCATATAATCAGTTAAAAACTTTAATCCTTCTGGTGTAACAACTTTAGGTTGAATCAAAACATTAGCAAGAATATCATTCATAATAGAATATTGTATATCGTTTTTATTTAGTTTGAGTTTGAAAATCCAGTGTTCCCAATTCTAGATGGACTAAAACCTGTTCCAGTAAGACTTACATCTTCAGTTGAAAATTCAATCCTAACAATTTGAGATTGGGAAGGTCCCATATTTACATAACCATAAAAACTACTTGATGATCCAGAAGCGGATGCCAAAGTTGTTGGCATATTTTTTCCTGGATTACTAAGTGTTTCATTTGAAAAATCAAGTCTTCTAATTGTACTAAATGCGAATGGACCGGGAGGACCATTACTACCACCACAAAAATATCCATATAGATTATTTTGAACAGTTGTAGCATAATCTACACCCCTTGGAGACCAAGGAAAAGTGAGAGAAACTACTTCATTAGAATAATTTATCTTTAGTTGCTCTGATGGGAAAAAAAATCCATTATCTCGTACAATGTATCCATAAGATTTAGTAGAAACAGAAGAAGAATTTAGTAAAGGTGCTGATAGATTTTTTCCTGGATTATTCAATGTTTCACTAGAAAAATCAAGTCTTGTAATTGTAGTATAAGTCGCAAACGCTGGAAAAGTAGGAGTACCTCCAGTTTTATATCCACCATAAAAATATCCATAATTATTCGAGTTAACAGAACCAACCTGAAGTACTGAATTTAATAAATTTTGTCCAGAGTCATTTGAAATTTCATTTGAAAAATCAAATCTAGTAATTACAGTTGTACCTGATGGAGGTGGGCTTCCTGCAAAATAGTTATAATTGTTTGAAGTAACTGTTGCAATCAAATATCTTCCTGCTGGTAAATTTTTTCCAGGATCACTTAACGTTTCATTTGAAAAATCAAGTCTTGAGATTGTACTAATAGAAGAGGGAACGCTTCCACCACCAGCATAATAACCATAAGTCTTAAATCCATTATTGCGGTAAACTGATTCCCCCCCTGAAACTGATGCCATACTAGATCTTGCTGTTGGTAAATTCTTTCCCGGATTACTTACAGTTTCGTTAGAGAAATCAAGTCTTGTTATGGTATTAATATATGTTGGTGTTGGAGTAAGACCACCACCATAATAACCATAAAAACTATCTGAAGTTGCTACTAAACCACCTCTTGATGTTGGTAAATTATTTCCAGGATCACTTAATGTCTCATTTGAGAAATCAAGTCTTGATATTGTACTAAATGAAGATGCTCCTGATTCACCTCCACCAAAATATCCATAAGAATTACTTGACGTTGCTTCTAAATAACTTTTTGCTGTTGGTAAATTTTTTCCAGGATCACTTAACGTTTCGTTTGAAAAATCAAGTCTTGATATTGTACTAATAGAAGAGGGAACGCTTCCACCACCAAAGTAACCATAAGAATTACTTGACGTTGCTGCTAAACTACTTCTTGCTGTTGGTAAATTATTTCCAGGATTACTTACAGTTTCATTAGAGAAATCAAGTCTTGAGATTGTATTAACAAAAGGGGGAAGAGTACCGCCACCATAATAACCATAAGAATTACTTGACGTTGCTGCTAAATTTTGAACAGATGCTGGTAAATTATTTCCAAGATCACTTAAAGTTTCATTAGAGTAATCAAGTCTTGATATTGTACTAATAGAAGAGGGAACGCTTCCACCACCAAAGTAACCATAAAAACTAGTTGATACTGCTGACAAAAAACCTCTTGCAGTTGGTAAATTATTTCCAGGATCACTTACACTTTCATTAAAGAAATCAAGTCTTGATATTGTATTAATAATTCCCGGCAATCCGCCGCCACCATAATAACCATAAGCAGCACCCTCTGGCCAACTTTCAAAATTATTATCCGTTACATTTTGAATTTGTAATTCTTTGACTTCTTGTAGAGAGAATATTGCCATCAGAGTCCAAAAATAGAATATCTTTGAGTTCCCCTTTTCCAGAACTCCATATGATTATATTTATTGATTACATATTCACTTAAGAACTTTGAATTATCACGATGTATTTTTTCTACTTTATCCCTTACCGTATGCATATTTTCTAACTTATAAACCTCATCATTCTCATCAAATTTTGGTTTTATATTCTCAAAAGTATGAATAAATCTTGGAAGTTCTAAGAAGTCGTAGATTTTATTCAGTTCACCTTGCAGATTATTTACTAGATCATCATAATCAACTAATATCAAATACTTATCATTCCCTTTACGAAATGCTTCTGCGAGTGCATGATAAGATTGACCAATAATACCTTGAGGAGACATTAGGTAATCAGCACGATTATCATTACTAATTTCTATATTATTATTGATAAGTCCTTCATCAATAAATGAAGTTGTCTTGGAATGATAAATGAGATTTAAAAATGAAGATATAATGTCTTGTATGTCTCTGACTGGACAAATAATCTTTGGTTCTGGAGTGATGTAATCTTGAATATGCTGGATTTGGTTGACCCAACCTCTTGACTTATCAACAATAATATTTTGTGGAGTATTGAAGTAATAATTATGAGGTATAGATGATAATACTTTATGAGCACATTCTGGTTTAGGATGTGCTTTGTATTGTTCGGAATTATATAAAAGATACTCTTCAGTATAATGGATTGTATCTAAAAGTGGTGAATTTGTAGATGCGTGTATTTCTGGATTTTGATTGAGTAGTGCTGTTAATAAAGTTGAACCTGATCTTGGAAGACCAGACATAAAATAAAATGTTTTCATAATTTAGTTTGAGTTTTCAAAATTTCCCATATTAGAAAACCATAATCTTATACATGTTGTTCTTAGTTCCTTTCCAAGATTAAATAAAACTTTTTCACTCACAAGTCCATCATAACAAGGTAAATCAATTAATAAAGACATAAAAAATTAATTATACTATGTTATATATTTACCTGACAGAATAACTGCTAAAACATCAGTGGCAGATGCTTCGGCAACAATACTATCATTTACAGCAAGATATGCAGGTTTGCCTAGTATCTCAATAACGCCATTTTTTGGAACTGTAAGATTATAAACCAAATATCCTAATCTTACTCCCGTTGCTAATGATCCACGATAAATTGAAATGGAAGCATCAATGTCAGTATTTAAATTA